CGTGTTGCGAGCAACCGGCGGGATCACCAGGAAACGTCCGTCCATCGGAACGTCTTGGTCGTCCAGAGTCTGGATGATCTTACGGATACCAGCGTCGGTCAGAGCCGTCTCGTTGTCCGAAGCAGCAACATAAGCCGTCGAGCCATCGCCACCGATAACAGCAGCGTTGAACGCCGTCGTGCCGGAACCACCCTGAGCCTTGGAGGTCAGAGCCAGCAGGTCGGTGTCAATACGAGTAGCCAGAGCGTAGCCAGCATCGTCCGTGTAGAAACGACGCAGCGAGGACAGAGCCTGAACTTCAGCCAAGTCTTCGATCATGCGGCTGTACTCATAATGCTTGTCGATCGACACAGTGATCTGCGTGCCGGTCTCTTGTTGCATCGTAACAGCGGTCTCAACAACTTTAGCAGCAGCCGAACCACGCACAGGGGCGGGGAAGTACACGGTGTCGCCTTTCTTACCTTTGAAGTTCATCTTCTTCATCAGGTTAGCAACAACGAGGTTCTTCTTATAAGCAGCAACGATTTCGTCAGACCATACGGCAGGTACAAAACCAGCGGTTTTTACTTCGGATTGAATTACAAAATCACCTGAGGGATAATTAGCCATTTTAAATTCCTTTGTTAATGAGGTTAGTTAATTACCTAACCCGACCTTCACGGTATGCTGCCATAATTTCATCTTGCATCATATCGTACTTGTCAGGATCGGTTTGCATGAGTTTAATAAGGTCTGCTCTGCGGTATACCTTCTTAGCCGGTGCTTCGTCTGTACCCTTAGCGACAGTGGTAGTGGCTGCTTTAAGAGTTTGATTGCGAGCCTCTTTCTCAGCATTGACTGTATTGCTGGCTGACTGACGGCGCTCCTTCCAAATGGAAAGAAGTTCGTCGCCTGCTTCATAGTCAAATGACCGATCTGCGCGAACAAACAACTCTGCTCTGACTCGTGACGCTGCTACCCAGTTCTGGAAAGCAGGGTCTGCTACTACTTCCTGAAAGTCAGGATGCCGAGCAGATAGTTCTTGCATGGCTCGTTGCTGCTGCATCTCTTGTGAAAGTCGTTCCGCTTCTTTAATCTTCGGATGACTCTCAATCGCCTTCTCTACCGCCTTCTTAGGATCAGCGAAGAAATCAACCTCTTCGACAGGTTCCGTTTGCAGTTGCTGTTTCGTTGCAGTTTGGGTCTTGATGAACTCGTCTACAACTTTCCGTAACTCACCGACTTCGCTACCTTGGCGACCAATTAACTTCTCGGCCTCCATGTGCATCTGAGCAATCTCTTTGGCACTTTTGCCCCGATATTTCTCGGGAATGTCATCTTCGACTTGCTCTTGCTTTACAGGTTCTGCTGTTTGTTCAGCAGGTAAGTCAGTACTCACTTCAGTTTTAGCGTCATCAACGCCTTCTTCAATAAAACCAGCCATATTTCTCTCCGTGCCTTAACAGCATTAAGAAAAGAACTTCTTTACAATTGCGGGGTTCTCTTATCCGCTTACTACTATTTCCATTCCTCGCTTCTGCCGGTCTTTCTTTCCCAAGCAATATGCGATTCACGGCGTTTCTCCCAGGCCATTGCGGCTCCAGGAAATGCTCCGGTAATACCCTCTAGTGATACTCTCGGAGCAGCGATGAGTCTGGTAGCGTCGTTTCCGCAGTGAGGGCACTGCACGACTTTTACCGTATCATCAATAAACTTTTCAGTTACGTGGCCTTTGGCACACTGAAAATCAAACATCCTTTTCATTTAATAAGTCCTCGTAGGCAGTTTGTGACAGTCCTTTTAGTCCAATTAAGTAGTCTAGGATGTCTACTTGTCCTTTACGGAACTCAAAATTGTCTTTGCCGCAGTTGCGAATGTCTTCATACTGCTCAAGCATCGCTTTTAAGTCTTCAACTAACTGAGTCCACGCTTTGGTGGACATCATTGTTAGTCTATCTTCATAATATTGTTGTAATTCTGGCGACATTATTTGTATTATAGCAAAATATCTCTTGACAAGCAACTATAAGTAGTGTATAATTCTTGTTTTATTCATTGGAGATCCTATGCCTTATCATTACACCTTAACAGAGCAGGAAAGATCCGACTTATTAACCTGGGCCAAAGAAGGTCTTGGCTATACAGAGATTTCTAAGCGCCTAAACAACAAAATAACAAGGCAGCGAGTAGAGCAAATCTGTAAAAAACACAAAATTAAAGCAACCGAACTAAAATATGCTAAAAAACAAAAAGAATTTGAAGAAAAGATGGTTGCAAAATGGGGTAAAAAATGGAACGACCTCCAATATCGCAAATCTTTTCTATATCAGGCAATGCGAGAGAAGTTTAGGAATAAAAGAGCCAATTGCACGAGAACTGGTCAAGAGTTCTCTGTTGAGTTTGGCGACTTAGACTTCCCTACACACTGCCCAATACTGGGTATCGAACTGGACTACTTTAATGACGAAGGTTATTTAGATAACTCGCCGTCATTTGACAGAATTGATCATAATAAAGGCTATGTCAAAGGCAATGTTGCCGTTATTTCAATGCGTGCAAACCGAATTAAAAATAACGGAACTGCCTCAGAACATCG